GATAGAAAATATAGTGGGTAAAGTTACTAATTTCAATATCAATAATTTTTACAATGCCAACAATGCATATAGCTATGTTTTGTCATCTAGTTTCCATAATTTTAATTCTACATTAACTAAATTGCAACTAAAAGAATATTTATATAAGAATGAATATGTAATAAATGATGCTGGAAATATTTATAGGAATAAATTGTATGTTACTCAATCTATTATAGAATCTGAAAAAACTAATTTAGCATATAAAAAAGTAGTATATCATTACTCATCTAGCACCGCCGTAAATTATTCTTCACAATACCAAAAAAATTTAAACCTGGCGACATTGATAAACACAAAAAATTACTATTCATCTTCTCTAGTTCCTACTAACTATCAATACGTTGAAGACTCTGTACCTAATAGACTTAGATTCACTGGCTGTAAATTAACCGGATTAGATTTTAATGTGGATACAACGGACACTATTGACGGCGGACCTGTTGTAGAATACAGAGAGGTTAGCGCAAATCAAATAATAGTGTAAAATATTATATTTCAAAGTATTTATTATAAAACAAACAAAATGGGATACCTAAACAATAACCAAATAACAGTAGATGCTATTTTAACCCGCAGAGGACGGGAATTACTTGCACGAGGAAGAAATGAATTCCAAATTACACATTTTGCATTAGCCGATGATGAAATTGATTATTCATTATGGAATACAGATCATCCACTAGGTACGGCATATTATGGAATTACCTTAGAGAACATGCCATTAACAGAAGCTGTAGTGGATGAAACTCAAATGATGAAGTATAAATTGGTTACATTACCTAAGAGAACGGTTAGAATACCAATTATATCTGTAGGTCAAACAGCAGTGACTCTAACAAACGGAGAAGAAATAACAATATCTCCAAGAACTATAAATTTTGAAGGCGGAAATACTACTTTTGGATATACCGCAACTTTATCTGATAGCGATGTTGCTTCCTTTGTTGGTGTAACTAGAACTCCGGCACAAAATAATGGTCAAGACGTAGCTCCTTCAACGCCTAGAACGATTACAGATACAGAAGCTGCACAAGCTATAAGCGTAACTGGATTAGGATTCACTTTAAAAGCAAAGGGTTCTACGCTAAATCAAAGAAAGGCTACGTTAGCAATAGTAGGAAACGAAACCGGAGGTAGAGTATCCATTAGCTTAACAGTGAATAGAATTACTACAGGAACAACTCCTGGAGCTGGAATAACTGAATAAACAATAAAATAAAAATGGCAAATACAGATATATTTACTACATTCAATACAGCCGATATTGTACCTAACCAAGAGGAAGTAATTACTAGAGCTTTATTTTCAAATAATGACGGTAATTTAACAACTTTTTTTACATCTTCCGGACAAACGGCTACTCAAAAGAGATATTATTACGAAATTTTTAATAGCTCTTCAAATGCTCTAGGCTCCGAAGCTCAATTTAGCATTGCTTACGGTCAATATAATGGCTCTGGCTCTGCTGATGAAGGAGGTCAAATAAACGACACTCCTACTCGAGCTATTTATGGTCAATACAAGCAATTATGTCTAGATCCTGGTGAGAGAAAATTTACGGTTAATGGAAAATCAACAGACAGTATTTACGTAATTAATGTAAATAGAGCTAGATTAAGAGAATCATTAGATGTAGGCACTTTAGAAATTAACATAGCTCATTTATCTGGATCTCAATTTATTAATGGACCCGGACAAAATTCTACGCATACCGGATCTAATGTTAGACTAGCCGGAAATGGGAGATACATGAGGCTAATTGATGACTCTAAATCCAATCCCGCCTCTGTAACTACAGCTGGAAAAGTTTACAACTTAGTATCAGGATCCTTAGAATCAGGTGTATATAATCCTAGCAATCCTCAAAAATTTGGTTTAGTATTTCCTAACTTAGGTATTGTTGTAATGGATGGTACAGCACTTGACAAATCCGCTTCGTTCGGAACAGTATCAGGTTCTGAAGTCGCCGGAGATAATGCTTTCAAATTATACAGGTCTATGTCCGGTTCTGCTAAATTCCAAGATTTATCAGGAGATAAATTAGGATTTCAAGCTAGAAGTTCTGAAAAAGTGAAATCTACTCACTATTTTGTAAGAGTTAGGAATGATAGATATAATTTTAGCAACAATCCAACATTTATAACAGGTTCAGAAGGTGACTTCTCACAACCTACTTTTATAAATGACCCTAAAGTATATATTACAACAGTAGGCATGTATTCTGATTCTTATGAATTACTCGCAGTAGCTAAACTGTCAAAACCTTTACAGAAAAGTTTTACTAGAGAAGCTCTTTTGAAAGTAAAATTGGATTTCTAAGAATCAATATTTAATAGCAAAAACATAGTGTGCAATGGATTTTATGGACTTTGAAGTATATTATTATTTATCAGAAGAAGATAAACAAAGCTATTTAAATAGTATAGGTTTTAATAGGGTGGATTATTTAATCTCTTATAATACATGGTTCTCTAATCCTAATAACCCTATAACTAATAGTGTAACTAAAACAATAAATATAAGAGCATGTTCAAATGGAAATCTGATAAATAATTCTTTTGTTATATCAGGAACTTCTTTTGACATAGATAATAAAGTAAATAGTTTTTTAAATACTTTTGACTCTCAAAAACCATTAAACACAGACTATACTTATACGGTAGGAATAGATGAACCAGCCGCTCCATTTCCCTGTATTTCTACTACAGTTACTTTACCCGGCCCTCCTCCATCTAGCACCTTTACTTTATATTCTGGTTATTGTTTAAGAGGAGTTGCAACCACCTCCGAACAAACATTCCCGTTAAGTACAGACAGGAATCAAGCCGCTCTTAGTATTTATGAAAAATTAAGTAATACCCCGGGTGTTGACCCCTTATCTATTAGGAGTAGTCCTTCATTTATCCCCGTAAATACAGTATCATGCTCTACTATACCTCCTCCGCCTCCACCTTCACAAAATGTATCTTTGTATATTGTATATTGCAATGGGAATCAAGTAAAAACTGAATTAAGAACAATATCAGTATCATCAGACCCTACTAAAATAAACGATGATAAGAGTAGGCAAAGAGTTTCAATACAAAGAGAACTAGAAACTCAATACAAGGGAGTATATGTAGATTTTACCCCTCCATTATCACTTCCTAATTGTCAAACCGGAAATTCTGACACTTTATATGCCATTTATTGCGATAAAGGTTCTCCACAAAAGAGTCAGACTACAATTATATCTAATAATGTAGATGAAAAAAATAGAAAAAAACTAGATTATGAAAATACTCTTAGAGGTTTAGGTTTCACAAGTCCTGAAACTGCTTTTACTCCTTTTAATAGAGACGCCTCTTGCGGATCCACATCACCAACAGATAACTTATCAAAAGCAAAAGAAGTAATTCTTAAATACTGCGACAATGGAGTTGTAAAAACAGTAACAAATATAATTGCTTATACAAATGAAAATGATTTTAATACTAAATTAAATCAGTATAAACAACAATTACTTGGTCAAAATGGTATTTTAACAAGCGTTAGATTATCTATAAATGACTCAAAAGTATCAATCGGTATAGACCAAAATCCTCCTGACCCTACATGTGGAGGGCCTAAGATTATTAAAGTATATATATCTTTCTGTCAATCAAACAATACTGTTGGTAGACTTACTGCCGATGTTGCTGTAGATAATAGTAAACCTTACAATGTATTTTCAGCGTCAGTAGATGCTATCATCAAAGAACAAGTTACAGACATAGGAGGTAAAAACCCAAAGTTTAATATTGGTTCATATCCATCTGATCCAACTTGTCTAGGACCGGAAGGAGGAGGTGAAAACGAAGGAGGAGAAATAAAGAACGGAACTTTAAAAGTTCAGATTCAATTTGTAGAAAATGGATTAATAGTTGATGCACTTACACAATCTAGACCTGCGGTAAATGTAAATGGAAGCAAACCTTTACCTTCTTTTATTGATTCTAATTTACTACAACTTGGTCCTTCAGCTTCTTCTTACACATACGAAATAGACAATAAAAGCTACTTCGTAAATTCGTCAACTATTAATACATTAACTTTTAGCACTATTCCCGGATGGATTACTCCTTCTCCGTTCACTTTTTCTTTACAAAGACCCGAAGATAATGCTCCTCCGGGAACAAGACAGTTCGGTAATTATTATCTATTCAGATACACTAGAACAACTGGAATAACTGGAGGTGGATCACCTCCTTCTCCTGAACCTGAAGGGCCCTCCCCTTCTCCTGAACCTGAAGGGCCCTCCCCTTCTCCTGGACCAGGGCCTAGCGGCCCTGGTCCTACGCCACCTTCTCCAACGACTACTACTACTACCACGCTAAGGGTTCCGGAAACTTTTTGGTTAAAAAGAATTAATCCTATAGACAATAGAAAATATATATTTGATATTACAGAAGGTCTTTTTTCAAATGACGAAAGAAATTTAGTTACTTTCTTTACAGGTAGTACTTCTGAGAATTATAGTAGATATTATACACATATATATGATGAAAATCCTAAAACATCATTAACATCTTCTATTCAATTTAGTATAGCCTATGGTCATAGTGGAGGTTCCGGATCTTTAGATGAAGGAAATAAAATTAATATAACTCCTACTAGAGCTATTTATAGCCAGTATAGAAATTTAGTTTTAGGTAGACCTGATGTTAAATTTAATCTTACAGGAAAAGAAACTGATAGTATATATGTTATAAATTATCAGTCGAAGAGATTGAAAGATAGGTTAGATGCAGGTGTTTTAGAACTAAATATTGCACATCTATCTGGATCTAGATTCTTGGCAGGTGGAGGAACTAGAGCTACACACACCGGCTCTAATGTAAAATTAGCAGGTACTAATAGAGTTCTTAGATTGATAGACGATTCTAAAATAAATATAAATCCAGACTATACCGATGTGGGATATTCTTATAATATAGTTTCAGGAACTTTAGAAACAGGAGTTTATAACGAATCTAATCCTCATTATTACGGCAAACTAATTCCATCTCTAGGTATAGCTATTTTGGACGGAAATAAATTAGACTTATCTGCATCTTTTGCAACATCTAACGCATCGGAAATTGAAGGATATAATGCAATTAAGTTATATAAATCATTTTCGGGATCTGCATTAGTACAGGATATTAGTGGAGATTACTTAGGAATGAAAGCTAGACGAGTAATCAGAGAATACAATGATTACTACTTTATCCGGATTAATAACAGAGAATTTAATTTTACAAATAATAACAGTTACTTTATTTACAATAAGAAAGAGGATTCTAGAAGACCGGGAGACTTATCTATGCCATTAGACCCTAATTCACTAGAAGGTATGGAACTTGCCAAAAGACTTACAGAAACAAACGGAGAAATTTATGAGAATTTTGTAAATAATCCCCAGGTTTATATCACTACAGTAGGTCTTTATAATGCTCAAAGAGAACTTGTTGCCGTGGGTAAACTAGCTAAACCCATACTAAAAAACTTTACAGAAGAATCTATATTTACTGTAAAACTTAAGTATTAATATGAGTACATTCGCGCCAATAAGAGGTGAGGATTTTAATATTGCCCCGTTTGAAGTAAACAAAGAGTATTATATCCTCACCGGAAGTTATTCAAAACAAGGTTATCAAGTACAGCAAGGTCTTTACTATAAAGGCCCTATTCATATCAGTTCATCAAAAGATATCACTTATCCTAAAAATACAGATGGGTCTTATAAGTATATTGTTTATAATTCACTAAACCACTTGTATTATAAGAGAGGTTTTGCATGGGCTAATTCTTTAGAGGGATGGGACAGAAATAGAACTACTAAGAATTTATTTTTAACAGCTAGTTTACTTTCTATTCCTTCTTTAAATTACGGAGACAAGATTAAAGAAACCACATTATATTTAAAAGGACTAAACAACAATGTACTTTTAGTAGACGATGGACACAATAACTTATATGACAAGAATATAAATACAAGTTCTTTCCTAAATACAGATAATTTATGTGGATATTGGGGATTCCAGGATGCGCATAAAGCTTATAGATACGGCAGAGGAGGAAAAAAGACTTTGTTTATAAGATACGAAAGCGAAGTAATTGAACCACAAGAAAAATCAAAGTCATACCAAGTAGCCTATTCAAGTGGTATTCCTATTAACGGAACTAGAACAGGATTAGCTGCGGAATTTTATGGGGATGGTTATATTCACACTAAAAACTTTGATACCGTCAGTTTTGAATCAGCAGACAATTTCACCATAAGTTTTTGGTTAAAGGCACCGGTATCTCAAAGCGTATTGACTAGTAATAAAAATACAATACTTGACAAAAAATCCATATTATACAGAGAAGAATTCGGAAGATTAAAAAGAGTAAATAAAGGGAATCTAGTAGTAACCGATGTTTTTTCATCTTCTTCCTTTAAATACTACCCAGTGGATTACTACCCTTATGAGTTTTCGGTACATAATCACACCCATCCACAACCAGGAAAACTATCTTTTAGTAGGTCAGATGGGTTTTCAACATTGCAATTAACATCCTCTAATTCCATTTTAGATAATAATTTTCATCATGTATGCTTAGTAAAAACAGGTTCAAATGTTCGATTATATGTTGATGGAGCATTAAATTCATCGAGAGCAGATGTCAAAGATGAAACTGTCAATGTAAGTGATATCATGATAGGAGCATCTTCTTTTGATGGAAGAAATGGATATACAGGACTTATTGATGAATTAAGATTTTATAATAAAGCAGCAACATCTCAAAATGTAACAAGTCTTTATAATACATCTTCTATCTCATGTTACCAGACAAGTAGAGTAGGAAATGTATTTTATAGAACAGGTAACTTAGTAATTACAAGTGTAGATAAAAAATATCATGAAATTTTATCTAATAATTGGTTGTTATATTATAAAAATAGCTTAACTTTGTATGAGTTTGAGATGTTATGTAGAATTAAGAGGGGTGATTTTAATCTCACATTGAACCCTTCCTCTACTAAAACTGTTAAGAGTGCAGAGTATTTAGATGATTTCACAGGTTCTTTATCTCCTTATATAACTACCATCGGCTTGTATAACAAATCTAACGAACTAATTGCAGTAGGTAAAATGGGACAAGCGATAAAGAAAAGAGATGATGTAGATTTAAATGTTATTGTAAAATTTGATTATTAACATGGCAGGATTTTTTAACAATTCATTTAAGACTAGACTAGCACAGAAAGAGGGATACAGATCTAATTTCGAGAAGTCAATTGCTTTACAAATCTCAGGATCTTTGGGAGTAAATCCTAAAGACTTATATGAGAAAAAAGTTATTAAGTATATAAAACCGGAAACTCCTAGAACCTATTTAGCAGATTTTGAGTTACCTAATAATATTATCATAGAAGCTAAAGGAAGATGGACTTTAGAAGAACGAAAAAAGATGATGGATATTATGTCATGCAACCCTCATTTAGATATTAGGATTGTATTCCAGGATCCTCATGTTAGAATTTCAAAAGGAGCTAAGACTACTTACGCCGAGTGGTGCAATAAACACAATATAAAATGGGCGGCTTATTCGATACCTAAGCAATGGTTTGAAGAAAAAAAATAACTATATATGCGTTTTAGATTATTATCGGTTTTAGAGGAAGTGCTAGGTTCTTCGGAATCAGCGGGTAAATCAGACATTGTATTTCACTGCCCCTTCTGTAATCACCACAAAAAGAAGTTAAGTGTAAATTTAACCAATCAGAAGTACCATTGTTGGATTTGCGAAACTAAAGGGAGAAGTATAACTAATCTTTTCTACAAATATGGTGCAACAAAGAGTCAAATTGACCAACTTAGGAATGTTTTAGAGTATTATCAAATGAAAGATGATACTCAAGTAGACATTCCCAACACTTTATTGAAGTTGCCCGATGAATATGTATCATTAGATAAGGTTCCTCACAAATCCGTATTGAACTTCTTAAGGAGGTTTAAGCCTTCATTCACAACTCAGGACATAGTAAGACATAAGGTTGGGTATTGCTTAACAGGTAAGTACGCAGGAAGAATTATTTTACCCTCTTATGATAAAAATGGCACACTTAATTTTTTTGAAGGCAGGGATTTTACAGGTCTTTCGCCTTATAAATATTTAGGTGCTCCTGTTAAGATAAATGATATTATAGTCAATGAATTTTTCCTAGATTTTAAATTCCCCATAGTTATCGTAGAGGGTTTTTTCGACAGCGTATCGGTAAAAAGAAATGTGACTTATTTAACGGGGAGTATAATATCAGAGAAGTTAAAACACAGACTACTCATGGAAGAAACTCCGTTAGTATATGTTGCCATTGACCCGGATAAAAAGAAACAAGCGATAAAGTATTGTTTGGAATTAGGAGCCATCGGTATTCCTACCAAACTAGTTGACTTGGGAACAAAAGATCCTAGTGATTTAGGATATGATGATACATGGCATGCTATAGAAGGAGCAGTTGAAATTAATGAGTATTCAGCAATAACAAATTTACTATGATTCTAATAAGGGACACAGGAAGAAAAGTGGATAAAATTTTTCACATTTCAGACATTCATGTTTACAATTATCAAAGACATGAGGAATACATAGAAGTGTTTGAAAAATTGTATAAAATCATTGAGGAGAGAATGACGCCTAATTCTATTATATTTTTGGGCGGGGATATAGTACATTCAAAAACAAACATGTCTCCAGAATTATTCTCAGTAGTATCTAATCTATTATCTACATTATGTAACATGCTTCCTACCATAGTAATATTAGGAAACCATGACTTAAATCTAAATAATAAAACAAGATTAGATGCATTAACTCCCATTATAAACAGTTTAAATCTACCTACATTACATTTCTTGAATGAAACAAATGTATATCAATATGAACAAATAGGATTTAGTTTATTACATGTTAAAGATAAAATTGAAAATGTAATCCCCGCGAAATCTTTTGATGCAGAAACAAAGATATTAATGTACCATGGACCGGTAAAGAACTCGGCAACAGCATACGGATATCTATTAGAAGGAAATTATTTAGACGTATTAGAACATGCAGATTATGATTACATCTTATTGGGAGACATTCATAAACATCAATATCTCAATTTAGAAAAGACAGCAGCTTATCCATCTAGTTTAATACAACAGAACTTTGGAGAAGATTTAACACATGGAATTATAGAATGGGATTTAAATAAGAATACAAGTGAGTTCATTAAGATAGCATCTTCAAATGGATATTATACATTTAAATTGAAAAATGATAAAGTAGCTGAGAAAATACCTGGAGATTTACCATACAATCTTAATGTAGCTATCACCGCCGAAAATTGCACTCAAGAATTTATAGACTCCTTTTGTTTAGCCTTAGAAAAAAAATATAATGTTCTCCGTATAAAAAAACCAAAAGTAACTAAATTTATTATAGACAATGGCAAAGGAGAAGTATCACTAGACAAAGAGAACATAATAAGAGACTTTGAATGGAGACACTCAATGCTAGAGAGGTATGTTCAAAACGAGTTAAAACAGGAGTATCAAGCAGATAAATTCTTAGACATACACAAAACAGCATCTTTAGAATTAGATGAGCCTTCTGAATTTATAGGTGTAACATGGAAGCCTATACGATTTGAATTTTCTAATATGTTTTCCTACGGAGAGGATAATGTATTTAATTTAGGAGAGCTAGGAGGACTGGTTGGATTATTCTCACCAAATGCTTCCGGAAAATCTACTTTATTAGACGCTATGACTTACTGTATTTTTGACAAATGTAGTAAGACAAGTAGTGGAGCCGAAGTAATGAATACATCCTCTGATTTCTTTTCTTGTAAATTAGAGTTATCGGTTGCGGGAGAATCTTATTTTATCGAACGTAATGGTAAGAAGGGAAAAGATGGAAAAGTAAAGGTTATTGTTAATTTCTATAAGGAGGACGGAACTTCATTAAACGGCGAGCAAAGATATGAAACAAATGACAGCATTAGAAAGTATCTAGGAAGTTATGAGAATTTCATGCTTATAACAATGTATGACCAACATAATAAATCTGACTTTATTGACAAGACCCAAAAAGACAAAAAGGATTTATTGTACAAGTATTTTGATATAGACATCTTTGAGAAATTAAATGATACATCTAAAGAGCATCTCAAGCAATTAAAATATGAAATTGAGAATCACCAAAAACAAAAATACAATGAATCTGTAACGGAGTATGAAAATAGCATAGTAGATATTAAGTCCAAGCTAGTACAAGTTGAAACTAGCTTAGAGTTAAATAAAAAGAGTTCTGATGCCCTGTCCATACAAATAGAAAACAAAAGAAAGGAACTTACTCCATACCCTAAGCAATCTGTAAACTACGCCACAAAAATAGACGAGGAGAGCAGAAATGAGGCAACCCTTAGTTCATCCTTAGAAGATAAGAGAAAGTCGTTTGTAGAGGCTAGAAATGCCCTTAAAACGCATTTATCCGAATTAGAATCTATGGGAGAAGTAGCTGACGTATCTTCTGATTTAGTTACGATAAGAAAAACATTATCTGATTTTGACAGGGACATTGCAGTAGCTGAATCTGAAATAAAATCTAGTAGTAAGTTAATAGACCATCTACAAGGTTACGAGCATGATCCCAACTGTGTGTATTGCGTAAAAAACAACAAGTACGCATTAGAGGGAGAAAAAGCTAAAAAAGAATATCCGGAGTTACTAAACAAACTAGATAAACTCAAACAAAGTAAAAAAGAATTAGGAGAAAGTGTAAAGAATTTAGAAACAGCAGACTCTCTATATAAAAAGTATAAAGATAAGAAAAATGAAACAGATAGGCTTAAATCTAATTTAGACAATATAGAAAGCCAAGCAAATATTATTAAGGAGAAAATACAAATCTCAAAAAACTTGATTTTAGATTACTCCGAAAAGCTAAAAGAGCAAGAATCCTACAAGGACATAGAGCAGAAAAACGCTGAGATAGATGGCGAAATAGCCAAATTATTAGATGAGAAAAAATTAATAGATGATGCTGTATATCAATTAGCTTATACTATTGGAGGGCATAAATCTACAATAAATAGCAATGAATCAAAAATCAAAGACATCAAAATAAAAATTAAAAAGTTTAAGGATGACACTTTAACTTATAATAATTATTTTGTTTTTGAGAAGGCTACTAGAAGAGATGGAATTCCTCTTTTCATTATTAAAAATTATTTACCTGTATTAGAAAATGTTGTCAATGATGCTCTAAAAAATGTAGCAGCATTCAATGTTCAATTTGAGTTATCTGATAAAACATTGGAAGTATTCATATCTTATGTAAATGGACCTAAATGGCCTCTATCTTTAGCATCTGGCATGGAAAGATTTATATCATCCTTAGCCATAAGAGCAGCATTAAATCATGTTACTGTACTCCCAAAACCTGACTTCTTTTTCATAGATGAGGGATTTGGTGTATTAGATTCTGATAATATTGCTAACGTAGGATTATTCTTGGAAGAGCTTACTTCATATTTTAGATTTATATTATGCATATCACATTTGGATGTAGTTAAAGATTATGTAGCAAAGGAACTATTTATTGTAAAGGATAACGGACATTCCCAATTAATATCATAATAAATGGCTTCTGGAGTAACATCATCATCTGAAAATAATAAAAAATTAACTAGCTCCGGGATAAAGAGCTATATAAATGAATTTACTCTTTTTGATGGTGATGCTTTAAGTTCTAATTATTTTGGCTTATCTCTACCTGCGGAATTTTTAAAAGGGTCTAATGAAATAGGAATTAACCCAACGCAAAACTTAGTTAAAGGAACTCAAGTTTTTGTTGAAGTCTATGATTCGGAGGGCAATTTAATTCCACACGAAATAAAAAATGTTGCAAATTCTAATGGATCCGCTATTGTAACTGTTACCATAGGAGATAAAGTACCCATAGGAAATTGCGAAATCTATATAGCAGGTACAGCTAATTTTGATGTACTTAGAAATAGAAAAGTAACAAATTTATCGTCACCTAATATTATATGGGTAGGTAAATTGTTGTGTAATATTAAGAAAAAAACAGTAGGAGATATAAAATATACTATACCTCCCAAAGTAGATTTAACTCCTGAAACAAGAGCTTTTCAAAACTTTTCCGGAAGCAGAGCTACAGGAAGTTGTCATGCAGTTAGTTTATCTTATGTATCCTCCGCACCCCCTTCTCAATATTCTTCCAACTATTCCTCTAATATACCTACATTATTTGAAGGAGTACCTATTGAATCCTCACCTACCGTAAATACATCGGGAAGTTTAGCTAATTCCGGTAACTTTTCTATAACAACTGACGCAAATAACCTTAGCACAATAGTAGCTAATACCGGCGCTCCATTTAAAAAAGAAATGGAGAAAGGAACTATCTCTTTAACTCCTAACATTTCCAAGTATTTACCCGGAGATTTACCTTCTGGTTATTCCCCAACAGTTCCTTCTTACACAGCAACCATCGTAGAGGTAATTAGTAGTACTCAAATAAAGGTAGATAAACAGTTTTTCTATAGAGAGTCCTATGTAAATAAAAAAAGAGAACCATCTGAAATTTATATTACAAAATTCGATTCATCAAATATATGTATAGACTATTTTAAAAGTCCAAATACAAGCGATGGACAAAAGAAAACAGGATACGCTAAAATATGTGTTAAAAATGCTAAACCTGTTTCCGGAGATGTTGATAGAGTAAAAGTTTCGGCAAAAGCCGCCGGAGGGGTAGGAAGTCCAGTTAGTTTAGGAGAATTTAAAATACCCAAAACAAGTAAATTAACAGATTCTACTTCTTATGATTTTTCTGCTAATGGGGGTATAGAGAATAAGAAAGTAGGAAATATAAAGGATAGCTCTGACATATCTAGCTATTTTGATATTAATAAGTTCAGGAAGCAAAATTCATCTTATCAAAACTTAGGTGCTGGAGGGGTAACTACATCTGCCAACAGCGGAAATATAATAAACGCTTTAGACGTACAGCACAATAAGCAAGAAAACGAAGTAGTAAATATAACAGTAAAAGATTCTTTCTTATCCAAATCAGTTCCTAACACTGAATATACTGTACAAATATCTGCATTTTCCGAAAAAGACGCTAATGGAAAAACTCCACAACTTGACATATACATTCAAGGACCGGATGTAGAAAAATCTCCATTATCTATAAATAAGGTAAATGCATCATCCCCATCTGGCACATCGGAAAAGAACTCCTTTGGTACTTTCTTAGGATCTTTAATAGGCGGTAATAATAAGTCTGAAATAAAGAAGACTTTTACATTTAAAGCCACATCTGAAGATAATATAAAGCCTAATTTTATTATAAATGCAGGGCAATGGAATGTTTCTGACATTGATATATTTCCAAGTGCATCAGACGGAGGAACTCCTAATGAATTTTGTATTGATATTCCATTGGATAATTTACCAATAGCAAAAATAGATACTGAATATATTTTTGAAATAGAATATTTAAATGCTAACGGAGTTTCTGCTAATTTTTCTACAAGTGTTTATGGAGTTAAAGTTAATGTTGATGTTACTATTGACGAACAGCTTTTAATAAACACGTTCAATAGTAGCCCCGCATTTCAAGCTCTAATAGCTAGCTCCTCCGGAAAGGGTAACAAAGGAGAAAAAGGAAATTTTAAAGGAAGCAAAGGACAGAAGGGGGAGGAAGGGCTTAAGGGAATAAGTGGGTCTAAAGGTGAATTAGGAGATACCGTATTTACTGGTTCTTTAAATAGTTGTAATGTTATTACAATTAACCACGGTACAGGAATACAATACCCTGTATTTACTATATACTCCTATGACGGGAACTCCGTTATCCCCGAAAATTATACTGCCATAGACGAAAATACTATAGAAATAACTTTTGGAGAATGTTTTAAAGGATTTGTTTCTATAGCTGGCGGTGGTGAAAAAGGGCCGAAAGGAGAAAAAGGAAACTTCAAAGGCTCTCAAGGCAATCAAGGACCAATAGGTTTACAAGGAACTATAGGCTTACAGGGAAATCAAGGTCCGACAGGTATTCAAGGAACAGTAGGAACTCAAGGTTTCCAAGGAAATCAAGGTCCGACAGGTATTCAAGGAACAATTGGCACACAAGGCAATCAAGGACCACAAGGAAACCAAGGTCTTACCGGTAATCCAAGTTCTGTAGAAGGGCCGCAGGGCAACCAAGGACCGCAAGGTAATCAGGGAATACAGGGCATACAAGGTACAGTAGGTACACAAGGTTTTCAAGGAATAGTAGGTACACAAGGTTTCCAAGGCAATCAAGGACCGCAAGGTAATCAGGGTAATCAAGGACTACAAGGTTTTACCGGATTTCAGGGTAATCAAGGACCTCAGGGTAATCAAGGCATAACGGGTCTACAAGGAACTATAGGTCAGAAGGGCAGTGTAGGAGATAAAGGAGAAATAGGAGACAAAGGAGACAAAGGATTTTCAGGATCAGTAGGCCCAACTTGTTTTATTCCGTCTACTAAAATATTAACATTGAATAATGTTTACATAACAATAGAGGAAGCTTTAGTAGGTCAATCAATTATGTCTTATAACATAGATAATAAAACACTACAAGAAGATACTATAATATATAAACATGTAGGAAAATCAAATTATTTATATGTTATAAATAATAATATACAATGTACTGAAGAACATCCATTTTACGTTAAAGGATGGTATGATAAATATTGGAAAAAAGCTAAAGATTTATCTGTAAACGATGAACTCTTTAATTATAAAACACTATCCTATGAAAAGATATCTAATATTTATTCATACGCAACATCTAGTACTGTATATAATTTAAGCGTAGAGAAAAATGAAAATTTTTTTGTAGAAGATGTGTTAGTACATAATATGTCATCTCCTGAAAATATAGGAATTTTTGCTCCTAGTCCATCTCCTATACCAAGTTCTAAAATAGGTCCTCCTGGACCTACGGGGAGTAAGGGAGATAAAGGAGTTAAAGGAGATAAAGGAATTAAAGGAGATTTTAAAGGAAGTAAAGGGGAAATTGGCTATAAAGGATATAAAGGAGATAAGGGAAGTGAAGGCGATAAAGGGACTAAAGGAAGTATAGGATTTAAAGGCCAACCTGGTTTAACAGGCGACAAAGGTCAGAAAGGGGATATAGGACCTCAAGGCAATCAAGGACCTACGGGTTTCCAAGGAACAGTAGGGGAACAAGGTAATCAAGGACTTACAGGTTTACAAGGTACTACTGGAGCGCAGGGTAATCAAGGCCCTACAGGTTTTCAAGGAACAGCAGGTACACAAGGTAATCAAGGCCCTACAGGTTTGTCAGGAGTAGGACTTCAAGGCCCTACAGGAGAACCCGGCGGACCGGGACCTCAAGGAAACCAAGGTCCAACAGGACTACAAGGCACTACCGGAGCGCAGGGTTTTCAAGGAAGACAAGGACCTAGTATAATAAGCCCTCCGGGAGCTCCCGGTCCTCAAGGTTTTCAGGGCTCGCAAGGCAACCAAGGACCTACAGGTAATCCAAGCTCTGTGGCTGGCCCGCAAGGCAACCAAGGATTTCAAGGATTTACTGGATTAGCAGGTATAGGTCCTCAAGGATTTACCGGAGAACCCGGACCACAAGGATTTACTGGACCTAGTGGTGGACCCGGACCTCAAGGATTTACTGGACCTAGTGGTGGACCCGGACCTCAAGGATTTACTGGACCTAGTGGTGGACCCGGACCTCAAGGATTTACCGGCCCTACTGGCACAGGTACTCCCGGAGGACCTGGCCCTACTGGTCCTCAAGGATTTACCGGTCCAACCGGTTCAGGTACCCCTGGCCCTACTGGCCCTCCCGGTGGACCCGGCCCTCCCGGCCCTTCCGGCGGACCCGGTCCGCAAGGTTCAATAGGTCCTACGGGAGCAGGAGAACAAGGATTGCCAGGAGACCCCGGCCCTCCCGGCCCTCCGGGCCCTCCCGGTCCAACCGGATTCAAAGGAGAGAAAGGGCAAAAAGGAAGCTCATCAGGAGGTCCATTTCCAGCATTCTCAGATAGGAGACTAAAAAAAGATATAGAGGAAATAGATTCTGTATTAGAGCAACTATATACGATAAAACCTGTTAATTATAATTGGAATACAGATGAAATGAAAGGTGTTATTTTAGAAGTAAATAAAACATCTTCATCTCATAGGATTCCATCTAACTTAGAGGGTAAAGAAGTAGGTATTATAGCTCAAGATATAACCGACGGACTTAAAACAGGTTTATTAAAAGAGTTTAAGATAGAAGGACAAAAAGGAGTTCTAGCTGTTAACTATGATAAACTTTCGGTTTATAATCTAAAAGCTATACAGGAATTATATGATTTAATAAAGGATTTAACTAAAAGAGTTACAAAATTAGAAAAAGGAGAAAACTATGAGTAAATTAAGAAATGTAGAAGCGGTAAAAAAACTTCTAATAGGAGAACACAAAACCCAGAATAGGACAACTGTAGGATATAGAAAGAAGGAAGATTCCGAAATAAGAAAAGTAGGAGATATATGGGAAGATGTTTCACCTATGGGTCATGTAACCGAATGGGAACAAAGAGATGGATATAAAGTAAAAAGATCTAAAGGAGTTAGAGAAATACTAAAAGAATTAGACAGCATAAGTAAATTTCCTAATTGTTTAGATACATGTGAAGGCAAACTTTTCGGTCAAGCAGATTATAAATTAGGAAAAAAGACAGGAAGATGTTTGGAATGTACAATAAAATATGAAGCAGACTTGAAGCTAAATGGAAAATTTGATACTTATGTTCATGATAAAAAGAAAGAGAATGCGGTATCATTTTTAAAAGAGGCATCTAAAGAAGTAGAAATTTTATTAAGATCATTTGATAACATGGGATATTCTCATGCAGACGGATCTATTGAAAAATGGTCAATTGAAAATAAAGAATCATTTTTAGATAAGATTAAATCTGATTTTAATAATTTAAGAGATGATATCATGGGAACATATAATATAAAAGAAGAAGATTTAAATATAGATGTCAACAAATAAAGTAAAACTAGCAATAGCTCAGGAGTATAAAAAATGTGCAAAAGATTCAACTTATTTCACTAAAAAATACTGCAAAATAGAGCATCCTACAAAAGGACGTATATTATTTGGTCTTTATCCATTTCAAGAGACCACATTAGAAAAGATGCATAATGAAAGGTATATTATCATAAACAAAGGAAGGCAGTTAGGAATATCAACTTTATCAGCTGCATTCATTTTGCATAGTATGATATTTAACAGCGGGTATAAAGTTCTTATTATTGCAACCAAACAAGATGTAGCAAAAAATTTAGTCCATAAGATTAGATTGATGCATGATTTTTTACCTTCATGGCTAAAACAAGAGACATTGGAGGACAATAAAATGATGCTTAGATTTAAAAATAATGGATCTAGTGTTAAAGCAGTATCATCAAGTCCTGATTCTGCAAGATCTGAAGCATTGTCTTTACTAGTTATAGATGAAGCAGCTCACATTTCTAATTCGGAAGAAATTTGGACAGCTGCACAATCTACATTAGCGACGGGAGGTAGTTGTATATTATTATCCACACCTAATGGAGTAGGTAATTTATTTCATAGAGTTTGGCAGGAATCTTTAAATGGGGGAGATTTTACTTCTATATTTTTACCATGGACTGTCCATCCGGAAAGAGATTGGAAGTGGCGAAAGGAACAAGACATATTACTAGGAGAAAAAGCAGCAGCCCAAGAATGTGATGGTGACTTCTTGACATCCGGACATACTGTGGTAGATGGTAGTATTTTAGTATGGTATGAGAATAATTACGTAAAAGATCCAATAGAAAAAAGAGGTGAGACTGGAGATTTATGGGTCTGGAAGTATCCTGAAAGTGATTGTACTTATGTTGTATGTGCAGATGTATCTAGGGGAGATTCTTCTGACTTTTCTGCTTTTCATGTTTTAAATATAGAAACATTAGAACAAGTTGCAGAATTTAAGAGTATGATTGGCACCACCGAATTTGGACATTTATTAATGAGTATAGCTTCTGAATACAACGGAGCTTTACTCGCCATTGAGAATGCGTATGTTGGCTGGGCAGTTCTACAAACTATTATAGATTTAGGATATCAAAATCTGTATTATACTTTCAGAAACGATCCTTTTGTAGACCCTGATGTACATGTTAACATAAATCAAGACTATTTACTTAAGGATAACATGGTTCCAGGATTTACTACTTCTACAAAAACAAGACCCGTAATGATTTCTAAATTAGAGACATATTATAGAGAAAAATCTCCAATAGTATATAGTAAGAGATTGATACAGGAATTGTTTACTTTTGTTTGGAAAGACCACAAAGCAGAAGCTAGAGATGGATATAACGACGACTTAGTTATGTCTTTCGCTATTGGACTTTGGGTTAGAGACACTTCCTTGAAAATGAAAACTTTGGGCTTAAGTTTCTCTAGGTCTTTGCTAAATAATACAACAAAAACGATATACACTCCAAGTAACTCAAATAAAGTACATGACTCTTGGTCTATGAAAACTAGAAGCAATGAATCAGAGAGCTTAACTTGGCTTATAAAATAAAAACATGGATAATTCAATACAGGCAAAACTAAAAAGATTATTTTCTACACAAGTTATTGTTAGAAGAATCGGAAAAGACAGGATTAAAGTTATTGATACCTCTAGGCTACAAGGCGCAGGTACTAAAGATAAAGTCGGATACGCTGACAGATTCTCTGGTTTACATACATCTAGGCAATACGGGTATTCTCCTAACAACAACACCATAAATTTTCACTCTTCAAAGTTACAGATATTTACAGACTACGAAGCCATGGACACAGATCCAATCATAGCGTCTGCATTGGATATTTATGCAGACGAAAGTACGGTAATGTCTGTAGAGGGAGATTTGTTAAATATTAGTACTCCAAATGAGAATATCAAAAAAATACTCTATAATTTATTTTACGACATCTTAAATATAGATTACAACTTATGGAGTTGGACAAGATCTCTATGTAAATATGGAGATTTCTATTTGTATTTAGATATCGAAGAAGGTCTTGGTATAAAAAACGTTGTCCCTTTATCAGCCTATGAAGTTAGAAGGATGGAAGGAACAAACCCAGAAAATCCTTATGAAGTTAAATTTATATACGAAGGATTACACACTACTCAAATGAGTCCGATTGTATATAGAAATGATGAAAGAAAAAATAAAGAATTAGATTATCATGAAATAGCCCATTTTAGATTATTATCTGATAGTAATTTTTTACCTTACGGTAGAAGTCAAATAGAACCTGCAAGAAAGATTTTTAAAATGCTTACTTTGATGGAGGATGCTATGTTAATTCATAGAATCATGAGAGCTCCGGAAAGAAGAATTTTCAAGATAAATGTAGGAAGTATTCCGCCTAATGAAGTAGATAACTACATGTCTACTATTATATCGGCAATGAAGAAAACCCCTTATGTCGATGAAAAAACAGGAGATTATAACCTAAAATTTAATCTTCAGAACATGTTAGAGGATTATTACCTACCAGTTAGAGGAAAAGATGCGAGTAGTGAAATAACAACATTACCGGGTTTAGGCAATCAAGGTTTCATGGATGATATCGAGTACGTCAGAAATAGAATGATGGCTGCTTTAAAAATTCCTAAGCCTTTTTTAGGGTATGATAAAGACACGGAAGGTAAGTCTATGATTGCTGCCGAGGATGTTAGATTCGCTAGAACTATAGAAAGGATTCAGAAAATAATTGTATCGGAGTTAAATAAGATTGCTATCATTCACTTATATACTCAAGGATATAAGAATGAGGAATTGATTGATTTCTCTCTTTCTCTAAATAATCCATCTTTAGTTTACGAAAGACAAAAGGTAGAAATACTAACAGAGAAAATGAATTTAGCTTTAGTTATGCAAGATTCTAAATTATTCTCTAGGAAATATATACATGAAAATTTATTTAAATTATCAGAATCAGAAAGATTAACAGAGGAAGAATTGATTATTGAGGATTTGATGACTACTTTTAGACACTCTCAAATAGAAACGGAGGGCAATGATCCCAAACTATCAGGACAAAGTTTTGGTACTCCACATGATATGATGTCATTAAAGTTAGCTTCTAAAGGAAATGAAGTAGATGCAATGTCATTTGACGATGGAGAAGAGTTAGAATTTGCAGACAAGGAGGATAATCGAGGAAGACCTAAGAGAATTGG